TACCGCTTTCCTCGATACTGAATACACCTAGGTGGTTTGAACCTATTAGTATGATACTTATCATCCTTCAAAAACATTCGGATTTTAGCATCAAACTTAACCAAGGGCTCTGTGAGTAATGACTCCTGCGCTCTCAAATACTCCCTCCACTTACCAGAACTATAATGTGAGCAAACTGCTGCTTTACTGTTCTTAACCAATGGTACAGGGTCCCCCTTTTGGGCACGATTGATTAACCAATCACCCACCGGGCTACAGTCGCCAACAACAATATCGTCGAAGGCTTGGTGCCTGTAGTTGAGAGCACACTTTTCATTACAAACACAGTTCTTGTGTGTCCATACAATGTCGTTATTCAATTCTTCCTGTGAATAATCAAACAACTTGAATGATCGTCTTGTGCTTTGACAATCACCCGCGCCCACTCTGTTGCTGCAGCCTGGGAGTAACTTATAAGGTAATTTATTATAGTCGCTCATACAGACTGCAGGGACGCTGCGGAATTCCTATTTATTACTAGGCAATTTATCGGGAGCGCCGAATAACTTATTACCAAGTATTCCGTCCCTAATCATCCTAGCTTGTTTATGCCGTGCCATGTTACCCTCTGTATTCCGCAACGACTGTCTGACTTGTTCCTCCAATGGACTAATCTCCATTGCAGCACTGACAGCCGATATGATCATATTGTAGATCTGCTTAGCAGATAACTCAGTACAATCATATTTTGCTAAGTAGATCTTACACTTAGCAGCCATTTGCGATAACATGTTTGACGTTCTTGGCTTGAACGCATACTCCAACCTCAAAAGGTGCACTAAATCACAATCGGCATAATGTGGTGCAACCCTTTGTGGTCTCCGAATAGTCTGGAGAACGTCCCCCCTGTTCTTCATCGTGGAGATGGCTTCAACTACCATCTTCTTAACCGGTTTCACTACCTCTGGGTCATCATCTCGTTCCTTCTTAGCACCAGTATTATGTGGTGCCAGGAACCTACCAGTTGGTGTACTAGCTGTAGCCGTGACAGTTGCTGTCACTACCTTACTACTACTCACTGGTGTAGTAGGTGCAGGTTTCATACCCAATAGTGGTAACCCATTATTAGATGCTACCTTACGAGCATCATGGTTCTCACACTCTGGATATGGGCAGTCACCCTCGAACTGCTTATGGGCAATTTTAAAGTGCCTATGTTCATGGGTATACTGCTTACCGCACCAATCACACTTGTGTCTATGCATCCGAGGTGTCAATTCTTGACTCCCCATAACACCTGTAGCAACTGATGATGTCCCCGACGTAGCTGACGGCCCTACTACCGCAGTGATAACACCTAAGTTTGGTGGCTGCGGGGCACGACGCTTCGCTGGTGGAGCGCTGGGCAGAAATTTGTTTACCGTGGGTTTCTCCAACCCCACTTTGTCCATCTTCGGTTTGGACCGGTGTAACCAAGAGTTCAATTTCTGTGGCTGCTTCTGGATGTCGTGTGAGGTATTGCCTATACTCGAAGCTGTCTCGGCCGGCACTATTACCAACTGAGACACCCCGGGCAATGGTACGCCTAGCCCTAGATGGTTTACCACCTTTGCGGGCTTTGCGACCGTATTGGCCTTGGCCAACTCCCTCTGCAACCTCCTGATTTTCAGCTTCAACTCTCCAACCTCTGAGGATTGCCTCTTGTTGTGATCGGGTTTTCTCCGACCACCCTTTAAGGGCATTTCCCTCTGTTGAACTCCTGCTGATCCCGAAGACTTTGTCAATGATCCCTGGTCTCGCTTTTCCATCTTTAATTGCAAATAATCTTAAAGAATTCAAGTTTAACATAATAACCACGTTATTATAATCACTGTGCTTGTGTCTTTCCACAACTGTCAATAGTATTTATA